TGGTGGTACGGTAGTAGTTACTGACGGTAATGGCGGAGCCACGTTATTTACGTGGACTGCCCCTGCTGCTGCAGGAGATACTTGTGTGTTTATCCCCGGCGAGGGCATTGTTGCTTCCGCTGGACTATATGTAACCTGCGCTGCCTCAACAACAGCTAACGTCTTTTACGGCTAAGGAGCTATATCATGCCAGTTGATCCAAGAGTTGCCCAGATGGTCGCACAACGTGCAGGCCGTCCAATGCCTGCGCGAGCCACTGCTCGCCCAGTTCCACCACCAATGCCAGCCCAAGCACGAGGTGTGCCTCCAGCGGGAATGCCCCCACAAGGTATGCCCCCACAAGGTATGCCCCCACCCCCAGCGGGAATGAAAAAAGGTGGCGCTGTTAAGAACCTCTTTAAGGGTAAAGAGTCAATGAGTGAAGAACTCAAAGAAGCCAAGGCGATCAAGTCTGGCAAGATCACTCCTATGCAGTACGCCAAGGGTGAGAAGTCTGAAGACAAGAAAAAGGGTAAGCCCTTCGCTAAAGGTGGCTCTATCCGTGGTGACGGTATTGCCCAACGTGGTAAGACACGTGGCAAGATGTGCTAATAAGGAATTGATATGACTGCACCAACACAGCAAGAAATTGATGACATCCGCAATAAGGATAAGCAAGATAAGGCTTATGACGATGCGATGACAGTCACTGAACCTAATCCTGCGCCAAAGCCAAAGCCAAAACCTAAAGTCGCGCCTAAAAAACTAGCTAAAGGTGGCTCTGTCCGTGGTGACGGTATTGCCCAACGTGGCAAGACCAAAGGCCGGATGTGCTGATATGAGAGCCAGTCGTGGTATGGGGGACATTAACCCCAAAAAAGTACCATCCTTCGCTAAAGGTGACTGGATCAAAGGCGCTATTGAGAAGCCCGGTGCACTGCGTAAATCGTTGGGTACAAAGAAGGGTGTAAACATCCCTGCCAGCAAATTAGACTACGCAGCAGCTAAGTCTGGTAAAATGGGTAAACGGGCACGACTAGCGCAAACCCTTAAAGGGATGAAATAATGGCAACCTCTGGAACAACCGCCTTTTCTCCAGATTTAACAGAGCTTGTCGAGGAAGCCTTTGAGCGTTGCGGCAGCGAACTGCGGACAGGTTATGACTTACGTACTGCACGCAGGTCTTTAAACCTGTTGTTTGCTGACTGGGCTAACCGTGGCGTGAACATGTGGACGTTTGAGCAAGGGACTATTCCGCTTATTCAAGGTGTTGCCACATACGATCTGCCTGCCGATACAGTAGACTTGCTAGAGCATGTTATTCGTACTGGCGCAGGCGCGGCCTCTACACAAGCAGATTTAACGATTACACGCATAAGCGTGTCTACTTACGCCACCATTCCAAACAAATTGTCGCAAGGCAGACCTATTCAAATCTGGATTGAGCGTTTGCAAGATGCCCCTAGATTCACGGTTTGGAATGTGCCAGATCAAGGTACAGCCGAAACCCCCTATTACACGCTCGTTTACTGGCGCATGAAGCGCATTGATGATGCAGGTAATGGGGTGAACACCCAAGACGTTCCTTTTCGCTTCCTGCCTGCCCTAGTGTCCGGGCTGGCCTATTATTTGGCGCTTAAGATTCCCGGTGCTATTGATAGGCTTCAGGTATTGAAAGCACAGTACGACATAGATTGGGATAATGCGGGCGCAGAAGACCGCGAAAAAGCTGCAGTTCGTTTCGTTCCTAGGATGGCGCGAGCTTAAAGTGGGTAATCAGTTTGCGTCAGCTAAACACTCTATTGCGCAGTGCGATAGGTGCGGCATGCGTTTTAAGCTCAAGGAGCTTAAGAAACAAGTAGTTAAGCAGAAGATAACCAACACGCTGGTGTGTCCAGACTGTTTTGATATTGACCATCCACAATTGATGCTCGGTACGTTTCCAGTCTATGATCCACAAGCAGTAAGAGACCCGAGAACAGATTCAAACAGCTATTACCAGTCAGGAAATAATGGGGGTGGTAGCCGCGTATTTCAGTGGGGCTGGAACCCAGTTGGTGGGGCTAGGTCTTTTGATACAGGAATGACACCAAATGACTTGATTGCTACTGGTCAAGTTGGTACAGTAACGGTAATCACGTAGGAGTAAATAATGGCTACATACAAACAACCCAAATCAGCACCAATTCAAGAAGCAGGCACTATGTCTGTTAAAGAAGCTAATAGGCGCAATCTCTCTGCTGCACATGAGCGCAGTAATGAGTATCCAGCTACCAAGACTAGCGGTATTAAAATCCGTGGCACAGGCGCTGCTACTAAAGGGTTGATGGCTAGAGGCCCAATGGCTTAAAGGATAAGTTGTGAATTACACAGAACTGTGCGACTCAATTGCAGACGTTACCGAGAATACGTTCACGGCAGATAACTACGCCCTGTTTGCACAGCAGTCTGAGCAGAAGATATATAACGCTGTTCAACTGGCAAATCTGCGTAAGAACACTACGGGTACCCTGACCGCCGCTAATAAATACTTGTCTGCTCCATCGGATTTCTTATCTACCTACTCAATGTCGGTGATTGATGGTAGCGGGGATTACAGCTTCTTGATGAATAAGGATGTGAACTTTATTCGTGAAGCCTATCCAAGCGCATCAAGTACGGGGTTGCCTAAGTACTACGCGATCTTTGGCCCTAGATCAGATGATCCTAATGAGCTTGCTTTCATTGTTGGGCCTACACCTGATTCAGGCTACTCAGTAGAACTGCATTACTATTACATGCCAGAGTCTATTGTTACTGCTGGCTCTACGTGGCTCAGTGAAAATTTTGATTCCGTCTTGCTTAATGCATGTCTGGTTGAGGCGATTCGTTTTATGAAAGGCGAACCTGATTTGGTAGCCTTGTACGATAAAATGTTTATGCAGTCACTGGAGCTTATTAGGAACCTTGGTGATGGCAAGCAGAGAACTGATGCGTACCGTACTGGGCAAGTTCGTGTCCCTGTTAAATAAAAGGCAATATCATGGCTATTTCCCAATCAATGTGTACCTCGTTCAAACAAGAAATCTTGGTTGGAACGCATAACTTCACTACCACTACAGGCGATGTGTTTAAGATTGCGCTGTACACAAGCTCCGCCACTCTTGGTTCTGCCACCACTGCCTACGCTGCTACTAATGAGGTTGCTGGTACAGGGTACACCGCAGGCGGCTTAGCCCTAACAAATGTGACGCCAACTACTTCTGGTACGACAGCCTATGTAGACTTTGGTAATGCCGTTTGGACTACAGCAACTATCACTGCTCGCGGTGCCTTGATTTACAACAGCAGCAAGTCTAATAAGGCAGTAGCTGTTTTGGATTTTGGAGCGGATAAGACCAGCACTGCTGGTGACTTTACGGTTAGTTTCCCAACTGCCGATGCGTCTAACGCCATCGTTCGTATCGCTTGAGGCTGATGCAGTGTGGCTGATGTCATTGTTGCATTTCAGGGCTGGAATGCCTCTGGTGTAGCTTGGGGGGATCAAGGCTGGAGCGAAGGTCATAGCGCGGTCACGGCGACAGCGGAACTTGGGACTGTTCTAGTAGGTGAAAGCAGGACGGTATATCCAGACGGCGTACAGGCTACTGGGGTTATTGATAATGTCAGTGTTACTGGGTTGGGGTTTGTATACCCTACAAATGTATCGGCTACTGGGTATATAGGTGATGTAGAAATACAGTTTGGTATTATTGCGTACCCAACAGGAGTTTCTGCAACCGTATATGTTGGTAGTGTAATAGTTGAGATAGACAAAGTAGTCTATCCAACAGGTGTAGTGGGGTACGGGCAGCTAGGTACTGTACTCGTATGGGGTCAAATCAATACAGGTACGCCGACTACATGGACACCCGTTGATACTAGGCAGACGTATATTTTTAGCTAGAATGGCTTTAGCCTTAATTTAGGAGTATTTCTATGGCGACGTATAACAAATTTACCCCCTCGATTGAAAATCTCTTTGAGAACATCAATGCGGGTTCAGACACTTGGTCTGTCAAGCTAGGAACAGCAGTCAATCAGGCTGCTGGTACGTTCACTGAGGTGGCTAACGGCAATGGCTACACCACAGGCGGTAACTCTGCTGCTGTAAGCACAAGTACCCAAACTGGGGGTACGTTCAAACTTGTGCTTTCTAGCCCTGCTGTGTGGACTGCATCAGGTGCTGGATTCACATTCCAGTATGCTATTCTGACAGACACCACAACGTCAACAAACGTGGCTTACTGGGATTACGGTAGTTCACAAGCTGTAGCTGTTGGCGAAACAGTGACGGTGACGCTTGACCCAACTAACGGCGTATTCCAAGCAACCTAAGATGTCATGCCTATATGTACAGGCAACACACCAGACCACTGCTGTTACTTAAACGGGACTCCTTGTTTTTACATTGAGGAGAATACTGTTGAAGGGCGGCGGTGGGCTTGCGGCTTGTTCAGAGAATTAGGCAACTGGGACGCTGTTCATGCAGATGAACGTTATGTAACCAAGATTCAGCCTGTCTGGGAGCAAACGGCTCTGGCAGGTTACAAATGTGGTGAGTGGCCTGCTCCGGGTTTCACTTGTGGCGAATGCGGGGTTAAGGGCTAAATGGCAACTCTAAGCGCAATCAGCCAGCTAGGTCTAAACAGCAACATTACGCTGTCTGGGACTGCCATTGTCGAGGCCGCTGACAGTAATCCAGTATGGGAAGTAATTGGGTCAGCAGTTGACACCGATTACGTTTACTCCAGCACCAACGCAAACAGTTCAAACACAGCAGATGTGCTGCTGAATTGGCCCACAGACTTTGACAACCCAAGTACAACTTCCAGCCTTTCAGTTCAACTAAGGTACTTACTTCAGACAGGCGCACGGACAAACTCTTGGGACACCCTTTCAGCCACATTAGTTGACTCAAGTGGCACAGCACTATCAAACACCGTTACCGTTGCATCTAGCATCACGACAACAACGGCTACCAACAGTGCAACGATCACAATCACAGGGCTGAACACAACAGCAGGTAGTGCTGTTTGGCAGGCAGCTAAACTGCGTGTAACGATTGACATTACTAGGTCAATGGGTGGTGATACTCTTGAAAAGCGGGTAACAGCGGCACAAGTAACGGGTACATACAATGCTCTAGTTGTTAACTACCCAATTGCGGGTGATAACGGAACCTACGCGGTCACAGGTCAAGCAGCCACAATACTAAGATCAAAGTTAGTTACAGCCAATAACGGCACCTACGCAGTAACTGGGCAAGCAGCAGACTTACTATTAGGGTATACCCTAGTAGCAGATAACGGAACCTACGCTGTTACAGGCCAAGCTGCAACGGTTGACTACACGCCAGTGGCGGCAAACTATCCAATTGCGGCAGACAATGGTACCTATGCACTAACGGGGCAATCAGCTACCCTACTTAAAACACGCATTCTGACGGCAGACAATGGCACGTATGCAGTTACTGGGCAAGCAGCAGACTTATTATTAGGGTATACCCTAAGTGCCGATAATGGCACCTACGCAGTAACTGGGCAAGCAGCCACAATACTAAGATCAAAGCTGGTCACAGCGGTTAACGGCACCTATGCGGTCACGGGGCAGAGTGCAACGGTTGCCTATACGCCTACTGGCGGGTATATCATCACCGCAAACAACGGCACTTACGCGGTTACAGGTCAGGCAGCTACGCTGCTCAAGACAAAAGTAGTTACAGCTAACAACGGCACTTACGCGGTTACAGGACAAGCCGCCACTTTACTCAAGTCCAATTTAGTTAGTGCAGATAACGGCACATACGCAGTCGCGGGGCGGAGTGCAACAATCACCTACACCCAGCCTAATAACTATGAAATTACCGCAGACGCAGGTAGCTACGCAGTTACGGGGCGAACAGCTACGGTAGCCAAGTCCAAAATACTTACGGCAGATGCAGGCAGCTACGCTGTTACAGGCCAAGCTGCCACAGTAGGCTATGGTTTAACGCTAGTAGCAGACGCAGGAAGTTACACGGTCACAGGCCAAGCCGCAGATTTAATCAAAGGCATAGTCTTAACGGCTGCAGCGGGTAGCTATGCTGTTACGGGACAGGATGCTACGCTAGCTAAAGGCAAAATCCTTGTTGCTGACTATGGTGTTTACACGGTTACAGGTCAAGCGGCGACCATAGCGTATGGTTATACCTTCCCACTAGACTATGGTAGTTACGCCGTCACAGGACAAACTTCTGATATTCTTGCATCCCGTGTACTTTTTTGTGATGCAGGTTTATACTACGTCACCGGTAATCGAGCGCATATTGCTGTAAGTTGGATACCCGTGGATGACAATCAGACGGCAAACTGGCAAAATACGGAAAATACTCAGACACCCGACTGGGGTGCTGTTAGTGATACGCAAACTGCGGATTGGCAAAATATTGCCACATAACCTAGGGAACGCAAATGACTACCCAATACACACCGATACTTAAACTGGCCCTGCCAGTTACTGGCGAACTCTCTGGCACATGGGGCGATATTGTTAATGACAATATAACATCTATGGTGGAGCAGGCTATTGCTGGCCTTGCAACAATCAACACATGGACCGCCAATTCACATACGCTGACAACGGCTAGTGGAACTACATCTGAAGCGCGGTGCGCCATGCTTGTTGCTGAAGACGCAGCAGGACTAACAGCCGCAGGTGAAATCATCTGCCCAACCGCTGCCAAGATTTATATCTTGCAGAACAACTCCACCTATGCACTCACGTTAAAAACATCTGCTGGCACGGGAGTGGCTGTACCTGCGGGATACACAATGTTTGTGTTCTGCGACGGTGTAAACGTGGTTGAGGCTGTAACAAGCGTTGGGACGTTGAAAGTTGGTACTGGTGGCGTGTTTGTAACAACCATCCTCGACGAGGACACTCTAGTATCTGACAGTGCAACAGCCTTAGCGACGCAGCAGTCTATCAAGGCTTATGTGGATGCACAGGTAACTGCGCAGGACTTGGACTTTGCAGGCGGCACCGGAACGGGGTCCGTGGACCTTGACAGCCAGTCATTCACCATTGCTGGCACTGCTAATGAGATTGAAACCTCTGCGTCTGGTCAGACCTTGACAGTGGGAATACCTGATGCAGTCACCCTTGGCACTCCAACCTTCACTAATAGCCCAACCATAAATGCACTCACTGCCAGCCAAGCAGTATTTACAAATGGATCAAAGGTCTTAGTAAGTAATGCCATCACTGGTACTGGTGATGTAGTTATGTCTACATCACCAACCTTGGTAACGCCAGCACTGGGCACGCCCGCAAGCGGGGTTGTCACTAATCTGACTGGTACAGCATCCATCAACATCAACGGCACAGTCGGGGCAACCACACCCTCCACAGGCTCGTTTACCACCCTCACCACCTCCAGCACCGTCACGCACAACGGCGGCACAGCAAATGGCGTGGCCTACCTCAACGGCTCCAAAGTCCTGACCACGGGGAGTGCGCTGACGTTTGATGGGACGAACCTCGGTGCGACGGGGAAGATAACTGCTGGAAGCCGTGCAATCCTTGAAGCGCCTTCTTGGGACACAGGATACCTTGCAATCCGAAATACAGCACTTGCAGAAACTGCTGCGACAAGTGCGTTGTTTCAGTCAGCGAGTGGCAGCACTTTCTTGAATAGCACGACAGGGAACGCGCTATATCTAGGGATCAATGGTGTACCAGCAGTAACAGTCTCCTCCTCCGGCAACCTCGGCTTGGGAGTTACTCCGAGCGCTTGGGTCGCTATCGCTAAAGCTATTCAGGTTGGTCCACGCGCATCGTTATGGGCCGACTCAACACAGACAATTCTTGCGAATAATATGTATGCGGGGGCAGGTGGTGATACCTATATCGCCTCCGCTACTGCTGCCTTGTATACACAGATTAACGGCACCCATACTTGGTTCACCGCCCCCTCCGGCACAGCAGGTAACGCTATCACCTTCACTCAAACGATGACGCTGGATGCGAGTGGGACGCTAACCGTAGGTGGGTCGCCATCTGGTGGCGCTTTTGAAGCACGCGCCGATGGGGGCATATCCTCTACCTTCCAAAGTGGCGTTGGTGGAACGGTTGCGCTGGGTGGCGTCTACGCCGTTAGCAACGGGTTTGTAGTATCTGTGGCCGCTGATAACTCTCGCATTTATAAGTGGAACACCGGAACAAACGTAGAGGCGATGACGCTGGATGCGAGTGGGAATTTGTTGGTGGGGTCTACATCGATAATTCAGGACGCAAATAATTTTGTATTTTCCCCCGGCAACGCATGGGGAATATTTGGTCATGAGACTGGTGTTGCTTCTACAACTGATTATGTAAAGTTTTATTATGGTGGTGGGCAGATAGGGTCTATATATCAATCCGGGACTACATCTGTAGTCTATAGCACCACCTCTGACCACCGCCTCAAAGAGAACGTCCGACCTGCCAACGCAGCACGGTTCATGGACATTGAGTTCGTAGACTTTGAATGGACTGACGGTAGGCACGATTGTGGTGTGATCGCTGACCAACTGCAAGCGGTTTACCCAGACTTGGTGCTTGGTGAGAAGGATGCAACAGAAGTACGCACGGTTGAAATTACGCCTGCTGTTGCAGAAGTTAAAGACGAAGACGGCAATGTAGTCACACCAGCAGTCGCAGCAGTCACAGAAGATCAGGTCTTCCCGGTCTACCAGCAAGTGAACTACACCGGCTTGATCGGGCGCATGGGTACACGGGTGCAACAACTGCAACGCACAGTGGATGCCCAAGCTCTGCTGATCGCCGCGATGGAAGCCCGTCTCACCGCACTAGAAGCCCAATAACGGGAAGCTGCCACCCGACCTTGGCGGCACATCGAAAGGAAAACGAAATGAGCAAAGAAAAAAGCCCTCATATCGTCACTATTGACAACGTAGAGTATGACGCAAATGATTTCAGCGAGGAACAAGCCTTGCTGTTCAACCATTGCATCGACCTTGATCGCAAGATTAGCTCCACAAAGTTTCAACTCCTGCAACTCCAAGTTGGTAAAGACAGCTTCATCAAGCTGCTGAAAGAGAAGTTAGTGGAGCAGCCAGCCGAGGCAACGTAAAGCACTTTGGCGATGATCCTACATCTTAGATTATGAACTTACTAGAAATATACTTACTCTACATGGCTGGTAGCTTTGTAGCCTTTTACCTGCTTTGGATTTTCTACCTGGCGGTAATGAATTTGAAGCGGGTACAGGATACGGTTGGACTAAATAAAACCTGTTTGTACCTTGGTATGCCGGTATTGGTTATTGGCTTGGCTCTTGATCTTGTAGTTAATGTTTTTGTCATGAGTGTGATACTGCTTGAGATGCCACAGGAAACTACGGTAACAGCAAGATTAAAG